AAATGATACCATGCACCGCTAAGTTTTTGGAAAAACTTAATAGTACTTGCAGTAGCACCAGCGTCTGTATAATATACTACACAAAAATCGTTGTCAGAACCAAATGCTGTTTTTGGATTTCCTGAACTATTAATTTCACTTGCACTAGGAACTTTAACAGTTTGTAATTCCCATGCTGTGCCGTTGTATTTTTTGATACCCCATGTAGTTGAACTAGCATCTAACCAATAAGCACCATCGGCTGGTTTCTTAGTTGGTGATGTAGTACTAGGTGTCAACTCTTCTAAGTCAATGTCTGCTCTTAAGACATAGGCTCGATTAGCAATACCTAAAAAACTGTATGCGGCAAATAATCCATATTCATTTTGTTCATTACCATGTAGTGCTGTTCCACCACTAGTTTTGAATACTGGATTTCCGTAATTTTGTAATAACTCTCTTTGACTTGTAATCAATTGAAGTTTGTTTGCATTGGCTGATGTAGTGTAACTTGCTGTTCCACTTCCGTCTGGTGCAGACTTATCTTGTGCTGTTGAGATCACAATCAAAGGTACTGTACCGGCTCCTGCAGGAGCATAGAAAGATTCGTCGGATGTTGTTATACTTACACCAGGGCTAGTCAATGTCGCCATAATGTTCTCCTAATATATTAGATACGTTACTCGTATTCATATATTTATCACAAATAGATATTTTTGTGTATTTAAGGAAATTATTCGATATTAAGCGATATTATACTAATTTAAGAGATTCTTTAAACTTTCCAGTATCCCAGTCTCTTATATCCGCTACTTGCCTTGCTAAATGGTCTAGATCACCATTATTATCAATTACATAGTCTACTGGATATCCTGCCCAGTTCCATTCGCTTTCATGTACGTCTTTGTACTTAGTTGTCATTATCTTCTTAGCAACGACATTATCGTATGCCTTAGATGCCGTTTCAAACCATTCAGGTAACTCGCCACGTTGTACCCAAATAACTACTCCGCCCATTTTTTTAATAACATCTAGTTCATTTCTAAACCTAGCATCGCTTATAACTACGCACGGTGCATTTTCTGTTAATTTACGCATTCGATATTCTAAACTATTAATCCAGATGTCTTGATCAAAATGGTTTCTTAATACATCTGTTCCTAATAATTGTAATGCTAGTCTGGGAGTAAAATTCGGTACACCTAATTTTCTAGTCCAGTATAAGTCCGGAGTTTCTCGAAAGTCTCTACTTTCTACATTATCGCCTTCTAATAGTTCTCTGGACCAGCCAAATATACTAGAGCAAACATCTTTAACTGGTGCCGCAAAACTGTCTTGAACACAGCCTTTGTCTACCATCATTTTTGCTACTGTATCTTTACCGCTACCAATAAATCCACAAATACCTATGATCATATTAACCTATTATAAAGTTTAAAGGCATATTGCCTTCTTCCATATTATGAATACTTTCTTTGAGACTATCAATCATTGTCTGTGCTTCTGCTTTTAGAGCCTCACCATTTAACTGAATTGCTCCACCGGCGCCTGGTAAGCCTGATTGATATTTACTTCTTGCTTCACCTAGAATCATTTTACTTTGTGCTAATGCGTAGGTACCTAGCCAATTACTTGCGTATATGTCTTTTAATAATAAACTTTCTGGAATAAAGTTATACACACCTACAGCAATTTCTTCCTCGTGACGTATGTTTCTTAAAATTTTTAACTGTTTAGTATTTCTATTCCAAAGAAAATTATACTCACTTCCAAAAATACGCCCGATTGTTTCTTTATATTGTGCAAATGCATCAAATACTGCAAGTCCGCCTATTTGGCCGGCTTGTAGCATGTACATATTGTTGAATGCAACATCAAATGGATCAAAGTTAGTACCGCCACCGCTGTTAGTACCTATACCTCTACGATACATTCTTCTAACTTCCATAACTTCATCTGGGAGAGTGTATTCAGTGACACCTTCTTGAGTAGTTAAAAATATAATACTTTCTTCTACTGAGCCTGCACTTAACTGTCTATAGATTGCTATTGCTTTATCTATTGCAACATCGTAATGACCTCTGTCTAATTCGACATCTACCATTCCGTCAGCCAATCGTAATTGCAACTCTTTTATAAGGTCTTCTCTACTTTTATATCCTATTTGATCTTGTGGCATAGTACTATTTATCAGAATTCATACTAAAATGCTTTAAGTATAATGATATGCTCGTTAAGTCTACCATTAAGTTTTATTTCAGTAGCCTTAATATCATCAAATGCAGATTGATACTTTGTTTTTGCATTACCAGTAAATAACTTTAATTGCTCTGCTGGTTTACGCAATGTTTTTTGCCAACTACTAGTCTCTGAAAAATCTCTAATAGAAGTACCTTTTACAGTTAGACCAATTGATGTTGTTGATTTTTTATACACACCTAATTTTCTATTTTTAGTATTATAAATCCAAACTTCTGATGCATCTAAAATATCTATTGGGTGTATACTTGCTATACCTAAATCACTATCATTAATTTTGAATTTAAGTTTACTTACTAGTTTATCTTTATTAATTGCTTTAGGTTTACGTGGCTTGCGTTGTGCTTTGCCAGTTTGAATCAATGTGTCTGTTGCACTATTAATTTTTTCAAAAAATGCTAAGAAGTTTGTTCTCATCTTTTTATCAAAATGACTATATGCTTCTTTTATATCTTCATCCTTCCAAGCAAACACTTCTAATGCTTCTTGATATTCGCAATCAAACAATTCTTTAATAATTTTAGCATGGGCTGGTTTTACAGCAGGAGTGTGAGCCCTCATATCATTATAAGGGTCAAATGATTTTAAATCAAAGTCCTCTGATTCTAAGAATTGATCTAATACTGCTTCCCATTTGCCACATAGTGTAGTAACCTGTTCTCTCATACGATCTTGTATACTAATTACTTTAACATCTTTTTTCTTGTCCTGTTTTTCAACTATTTCTGCAAATGCTTTTTTTCCAAGTTGTAACCAATGAGGTTTACATTTTTCATGTATGTGTTCAATTGTACCTTCAGGCCAATAACCTAATTTTTCAGCAGTCCAGGCCGTTTTGCCCATCGATGAAAAATATCCTTTGTCAATACTTAAAATATATTTTATATCTTGTTTACTCCAACCACTTTGTTTTTTTATCCAATTAATAAGTGCTTCTTGTTTTTTCTTTGTATGTATTTCATAATGTACAAAATACTCGCAATGTGCTAATGCTTTTTTTTGATCTGCAGGTTCCGTAAGTAATGATAATTGTTTCCAATCAGGTTCCTTTAACAAGTAAAGCGATTTTGTTTTCTTTCTTCTAGGCATAGTAAATATTATTTTATTTATTTTTCATATCTTCAATAATATGTATAGAAGATTGAAAAATGTGTCTAATTGGCGTAGGCCAATTTTTATATCCTGTTATTTTGTTTTTATCAACAAATGCGTTCTTTGTCTTAAAAAACTGAGTAATACTTATCATTCCTTGGTACATGCCCTCTTTTTTACCAGCAGAATATGAGAAATATGAATTCAATAGAATAAAAATCATAAAAATAGTAATCTGAAAAAAGTCCATAGATACTCCAATAAAAAGTTAGTATAACACTACTTAGTTATTTGTCAAGTCTTATCTATTTTCCTCTGCTGAAGTTTTTTCTTTGATTGTGAGGTTTATCGTTTTCTATTATATCTTTCCAAACTGCAATAGTTTTATCTAAACCGTCACTTAATTCTACTTTAGGAAACCAGCCTAACCTAGTTGTGATTTTGTGATTTGTGCTGTTAAGTAGATAAATTTCTCCTGGTCTAGGAGGTTTAGTATTCCAATTTACATGTCCGTTCCAATCTAATTTATCAGCAATTAATTTTACATAGTCCTTGATCTTGATTGCATTATCTGGTCCTATGCAAAATATTTCTCCTTGGCATTTATCAGGATTTTCAATTACTGCCTGCCAGGCATCTAATAGATCATCAATGTAAATAAAGTTTCTGTATGGCTCACCATATCCTAAGTTAATCTCTTTAGGATTTTTTAACATTTGTGTAATAATTTGCTCTGTTACAAAAAAGTCATTGTCTTTTCTACCGTATGCATTTGTTTGCCTAATAGCAGTAAAAGGCAATCCATAACTTCTGTGAGCATACTCTAAGTATTTTTCACAGCCATACTTTGCAACGGCGTAGGGAGCATTTGGATTAGGTGGTGTTGCTTCATTGAATGCAATAATGCCTTCTTCTTTTCCGTCTCTAATCAAATCACTTATAGGTTGCCAGCCATATACTTCCATGGTACTTGCAAACACAAAGTTTTTTAAATTTGATAATGTAGATGCAATTTCAATTAAGTTAACGGTACCAACGTAATTTACTTCGCTAAAAGTTATTTGCTCATAGAAACTTTCTTGTACTTCTGTTCTTGCGGCCAAATGCACAATAACTTCTGGATCAAATTGTTTAATTTGAAATCCTACTTTAGCATGATCTCTTAGATCTTCTTTTAAAAATTCTAATTCGTGGTTGTCTTTAAGCCGTTGTACCATATGCTGGCCGATAAATCCGTCTGCGCCTGTTATAAAGATTCTCATTGTATATCCTCTGTTTTTGTATAACCTGTAATTTGCATCGTAAATCTCGGCTCATATCCTAAGTTAGCAACTGAATGAACAGTATTAGGTGTTATAATAGTATAATCACCTTTCTTATAATCTAACCAAGATTCGTTTTCTATTTCAATGTAGTGTCCCATTAGCCTATCTTGTAAAAATAGATTTACTCTAACAGGTTCCATACCTTTTGTATTCATGTTTTCACGTTCTACTTTCTTACGCATTTTGTATAAAGTATCGACATGAGGAGCAATAAATCTTCCTGGCATTAATTTATTAATTGTAACTATACCATAGTGTAACCAGTCACTAAAATTATCGTACACACCATGTACCCAACTAGGGCAGTCATCTTCAAACACTTGCCATACCCAAGGAGCATCATGTGGATAGTCAGGAACTGCTACTCCTAAACTTTTCCAGTAACCTCCACTGTAAACAGTATTAGTATGTTCTGTGAATTTGAGCCTATATAACATTTCATCTGTTATATGTTCTATATCTACATGGCCTTTATGCATTTTTAAGTACTGTAATCTGTGCAGAGTAAAATGGTTCTTCGCCCATATTACCTGCTATGTGCCAATCATCTATTCCAAACTTAACCCAGTCACCTGCTTTCCATTTTACAAAAGGTTGATCATGTACTTCATAATAGTGCCCACGTTTCCAATCTTCTAAAAATATTAGGTAACGATAACTTTCGCCTTCACCATGCTCTTGTTTTAGTTTAAAATGTTTATCAACATGATGTGGAATTGTTTGTCCAGGTTCAATGTTAATAACACTCACAACATGATGATCAAAGTCTTGTGGTATCTTTAATGCCAAGTCATGTACCCATTGTGGAGATGTTTCAAACATCTGCCATATACTGCTATTATGCTTTGTATAATATTTTTCTACAGCAGGTGTTTGTTGATAACATTGGAAATAGTCGTCAAAATTTAATTGACTCATTTGGTCATGAGTTATCCCAAAGTTATCTATGTGTCCGTATTTAATCACAGTAACTTTCTAAAGTGCCTTTACGTCTTAGGTCAAGTGTAGCACAATGTATGCCGCCTGAGAGCGTCATACTGTGACGGAATTGGACAGGTACACTATTGATACCATACTTGTCTAGTTCACGCATTAGAGGTTCTTGTGCTGAGTCTAAGACTACCGTATTCTCGTCTACACTCAATAGATTCATTCCAATGTATGGTGAACATGGTGGCATGTAGCCTTCGTCTGCTAATTTACTACCCTGCACAACACAATCATCAAACCAAATCTTATCCCACTTTTTAAACATTTCAGGACAGTTGTCTGGTGTTACTCTTGAACTGTTCATTAACACTAGTCCTGGTCTCAGTGGTACAATAGTGCTATCAAAATGTGCAAAACTGTAAAGTTCGCTGTAATGCATTTTGTAACCCATTGGTTCTAATAATCTTTTAAGCCATTTGTAACCTTTCATGTTACCACTATTACTTACTTGATATAATAAGTCTTTTCCAACTCTTACTATGTTTGGTGCATCAAAACAAATTTCATGGTTAAGCAATGTTGGCTTGTCTTCAATGTCTTCAAACGTATACATGTCATCATGTAACTTTGGCTTAGGTGCAGACATCCATAAAGCACCGTCTTCAAATGCTTCATACATAATGTCTTCGTATAATCTTGTTTCAAAATATCTTGCTCTTACAGGAGTAGGAGTTTCAATAAGCATATCGCCTAATGGTAGTATTAAGTCTCTAGGGCACCAACTGTACCAGCCTTTTGTGTTCCACCCTTGTCCAATGTCATAATTTACATTGTTCCAATCAATAATTTTTGGGCGATGTACTTTAACACCCATTTTACTTAATGTATCTGCAAGTCCGTCTGCATCTTCGTTGGCTTCATCAATTACCCATTGTGGATAAGTACCTTCTAATTTTTCTACATCTTCTTTTGGAAAGTTTGCGTAACTGAAACTTCTTGCTGAAATATCAGTTGCTATTCTGCTGTGGTGAGCATGACCAACGATTATTTCCTCTAAAGGATCCCAATCGTTGTGAGAATTTACTATCATTTGTGTGTCTCCTGTGCTGTTATTTTGTACTATTTATATCATTACATCTAAAGATATTGTGAAAATCAGTAAGTTCTGCTTTACGCCATTTAAAGTTTTCGTCTTGTCTATAATCTTTTTCAGATGTTCTTTTTATATGCACAGGACCGTTACTATTTTCGACTACTTGATCAAACTCATCTCTAGGTTTACCGTAATAGCATGTGACGTCAGGAGACGACCAAACTCCTTTAGGCAACCCTGAGTCAAGCAATGCCCTAATACCTAATGGTCGTGATCTAATACATGTATAAAAAGATGTGCCTGCAAGTAATATATTTTTATCTTTGAATAGATCTATATTGTTATCTATCTCGTAAAACACATGCCTTTTTATTTTGTCTAAAGGAAATATTGTGTTATCTCTAAAAATATTATCTGTGTTTTCAGGTGAAAGTTCTCGTTGTGAACCATATGCGGCATACACTACATCGGTTAATCCAGTTGTTAAAATTATCTGTTCTAAGTCTCTAGCAAGATTATGATATATTTCTCTATGTTGATTCTCATCTTTTTGTTTAGGTAAGGTATACGAATTATATAAATCTATAAGTATTAATGTGTCTAGTTTAATCATCTGCTAACCATTCAGATACACAGACACGATAATTACCCGACACCCCCCTATTAAATTCAGCATGTCTAACATCGTCACCTAGACCAAATATTACTGTATCACACCAAACTAAATCTTGTTCTTCACAGATCTTAATGTATTGGTTTTCGTATTTTTCCCAATTATAATCAGGACTAAAGTTTTTCATGTACTCTACACCTAATGCCATAGAATAATTATTTGCCATTTTTACTTCATTTAGCATACTAATACCATCGTCAACATATTCTCTTGTAAAACGTATACCTACTCTGTGATTCTCTAATGTAAAGAAAGGCTTACTAAGACTGCATGTAACTTCTTTTATTGCAGGGTAATCATTAAGATTGATATGTATGTGTTTTGCTATACCCCAATAGGCTAAATCTAAGCATACAGGAATATCATGTACCTCACATATATTCATAAGATGCTCAAACTCAGGGTGTATACAACCAAAATCACTGAACGGCGCACTTATTAATAAAGCATGTAATCCTGGTCCTAATAAATGAGATTCTAAATGATGTGGGTGATTTATATATTTAAAATCAACGTGTTTTCCTAAACATGCGTGGTATTGAAAATCACCTTCTAGTACTAGAATTTGTCTGTCTTTACTATGTTTTAAAATAAACTGATCAAATGTTTGACTTGTACCTTGCGTGTAGTCTGCATGTTTAAATTGATCTAGACCGTCAAGGCTTTTTGTGTTAGTATAATTAAGCCACTCTCTCCAAATGTGTGCATATTCTTCTATAGAAGGTATCTTTAAATCTTTTAAATTTTTGTGAAATGTAGAAACTTCTTTATTTCTTATAGGTCTAGCACCTCTAACAGCAGGCATTTATTACTTCTCCAAAAAAGTTATTATTACTTACATGTCTAAAATTGCTACTAGTCAAATGGTTGTAATTAAATTCTACATCATTTTTAATATTTTCTATTAGAGTGTTATATTCATCGTGTGGTAATTCTTTTATTGTATTCATAAGTTCGTAACAACCTACTACTCTGTCATACAACGAATTTTTAGTATTAAATGATATATCCCAATGATCTCCATATGTTTTAAAACCAAGTTTTTCCATTTCTTCGTAAATGCCTTTACAACCAAATGTTATAAAAGGTACTTTGTAATACATAGGAATAAGTTGTTTTTCATCTACATAGCCCCAGCCAGAGCCTTCGCCGCCCGAAATAATAGCAATATCTATATTGTCATAAAGCCATTTAGGTGGATGACCAACTTCTGCAATAGTTTTCATATCTAATTTATGAGGAGTTTTATATGTTACTCTAAGTATATTTGCTAATGTCCTATCATTCAATTTTTCTTTAACTAGTTCTTTTATTGCCGTAGTTACTAAATCTACTTGATATCTGTGTTCACTTTGTGTGTCTTCATCAAAGTATATGCTGTTTAAGTAGCCAGGATCTAATGACCATAATCTACTATATCTTACACTTTCTAATCCAAACGGATCTGATTCCAATAACATGCTCATTAGTACACGATGGGACCTAGCATTACGCATAGTTAATAAAAATTTATTATAAACTGTAGCATATTCGGGTATGTCACTAGATGGTTCTTTTTCAGAATTATTAAAATGCCTATTAAGCCATTGATCAGGATAAATTAGTTGTGTGTTATACTGTACTCTATCTACATACCAAAGTTTGCTTATAAGCGAAACATTTTTACAGTTATCAAATCTTAATTTATTTTCTAAAAGTAAATTTTTAACTTCGCCTGAACCACTACAAACAAATTTAAAATTATTAAACTTGTTAGAAATACTTTCTATAAAAAGATGATTGTCATGGAAGAATGGTTCGGTACTAGTATATAATATTATTATAACATTTTTATCTGCAAGGTTTAAATTATATACTTCTTGTAAAAAATCTTCTACTCGAATACCAAGTTCTGTAGGACCAAAATATTTGTTCCTTCCTTCATGTGATAAAGGTGTACTTTGATAATCTATAGGAACAATTATATTGTTGTTTTTAATTTGCGAAATATCAAAATTATTAACTACATTAAATTCATATTCACAACAAGTATCTAATTGGCAGATAGTTTCTAAGGGTAATAGGGGTTGACTTAGTGTCAACTCGTCAAATTGTGTACCTTCAAATTTATATAAAATATCAAACATATTGTCTCTGGCGGAGAGTGAGGGATTCGAACCCTCGAACCAGTTACCCGGTTAACACCTTAGCAGGGTGCCGCTTTCGACCACTCAGCCAACTCTCCGTTCTAAATATTTATCGGAGTTAAATATGTATTTAATTTTTTTACGATAAATAATAGCATGTATTACAAACACATAAACCAAGTACATATAGAAGTGACAGACAGATGTAATGCAGAATGCCCTGCTTGTCCAAGATCACATGGTGGTGGACAAGTAATGCCATATGTAAAAAACCAAGAATTAGGTCTAGAATACTTTCATATACTTGGTCGTGATTTTATTTCCCAAATAAGTAAATGGAACTTTTGTGGCACAAAAGGAGATCCTGCATCAGCACAAGAACTTTTTGAAATATTAGATTTTATATTAGACTGTAATCCAGATGCAGAAATAGATATTAGAACTAATGGTGGTGCAAGAAACGAAAAATTTTGGTCAAGGGTAGGCTATAGATTCAAAGGCACTAGAGGAAGGGCTCGAGTAGTTTGGAGCATAGACGGTTGGGGCGATAATAACGAAGTTTATAGAAAAAATGTAAAATGGGATAAGTTGTATGCCAATCTTTTAGCATACATAAAAACTGGTGCTCAATCAAAATGGGAATTCAGTAACTTTGCTCATAATCAACAAGATGTACATTTGATAAGAAATTTTTGTAACAAATACAAAATCGAATTATTTGAACGTGAACCATTTGGTTTTGAGTCTGTTAATACCGAAAGTAATGTTGTATATAAAACAATGCCAGTATATCAAAAAGTTAAAGATGTTAGTAATAAATTAGACAGCGATCTTGCGTATACTATTAAGCCATATGGCGTTAAAGAAGAAGACTTAGTAAATGAACATAATGAAAAGTACAGTTTGTCTAAATGGAAACCAGGTTTCTACGATTTAGATCAATGGCAACATTTAAAAAATTCTGATGTAAATATAGACTGCATGGTTAATAATGAAGATAGGCACGAAGTGTTTATGGATTCAAATGGAATGATATTACCTTGCTGTTTTACTGCTTCTAAATATGTGATGGGAGATGAGCAATTAGTAGGAATGTACGGTCCATACGAAAAAGAACTTACAGTTACAAAAGATAATTCTATTTACGATGTTCTTAATCACAAAGTGTTTACAAAAATAATGCCTGATGGTATGTCAGGTAACTTAGATGATAAAGCAGGTTACTGTGTAACATGTGTACAACATTGTAAGAATAGAAATGCAATTATAGACAATCCTGATGTTCATACAGGAGTTGGCAGTACTACACCTGATTAATTCTGATAAATAGTACATTATGCCAAGAATCAGTTTATGGAACCCGATAAAAACGAATGACTACAAGTTCACAGATAGAATTGTAGGCGAGCATATCTATGCGGGCGGTACTGGTGTAAATGTACACAAATACATAGGTGTAAATGTAGCAGACGATGGTTCTGATCCTACTAGACCTTCTGCAGAAGCAGGCACTAACAATGAAGTTTTTATTCAAGACTTATTATTTTTAGAAAACAGAGATAGAAAATACGATAAAGATATCTATGAATTAAGAGGTCAATATAATATTGCAGAAAACGATTCATACGATTTAACACAATTTGGTATGTTTTTAGCAAATGATACTTTGTTTATGAACTTTCATACAGAAAGTATGGTAGAAGCAATAGGCCGGAGACTTATGCCAGGTGATGTTTTAGAACTACCTCATTTACGTGATGACTTACTACTTGGTAGCGACGAAGCCATAAACAGATTTTATGTTGTTACAGATGGTAGCAGACCAGCAGAAGGATATGATCCACGTTGGTGGTCACACTTGTGGAGAGTAAAACTAGGTCCTATAACAGACAGTCAAGAATACAGAGATATACTTGGCACCGGTGAAGAAGAAGGCGACTTGCGTAACTTAATTAGTACCTATGCTAACGAAATTAATATTAGTAATAAATTACTAGAACAAGCAGAAAAAGATGTGCCATATGATACTCAGTACAGAGATACAGCACATCTATATTTTGATGACTCTGTACCTGACAAACCTGCACCTGGATTAGATTTCGGAGGAGCAGATGGATTACCTATAAATGGATTAAATATTGTAGGCAGTGGTTCTACATTTCCTACAAGCGGTACCAGTGACGGTGATTACTTTTTAAGAACGGACTTTAGTCCAAATAGATTATTTAAAAAATCAGGAACACGTTGGCTTAATGTTAGCACTGATAATACTGGTGTTTGGTCTGCGGCAAATAAAATTTTAAGTACATTTATAAACAACGATAATATTACTTCGGTTAATGGGGCTACAGAACCAGAAAGAGTAAATTTAAGCAAAGTTGTAAAACCAAAAACGGATAACTAATGGCAGGCAAGAATTTAGATTATTGGTACGACGAACAGATTAAAAGATATCTGTTACAACTTGTAAGAGTATTTTCTAATTTTAAAGTTAGAGAATTTACAAAAGACGGAATAAATTATAATCGTGTACCAGCAAGGTATGGCGATAGTAGTAGAATGGTTGCAAGTATATTGCGTAATAATTCTGAAAACGTTATTAATAGTGCACCATTTATTGCAGTTACAATACAAAGCATTCAACCAGCAAGAGATAGAACACATGAACCTTTTTTAGTAGACACAACACAGGTTGCAGAAAGGGAATATGATGCTGATACTAATACTTATAGTAATACTCAAGGTAACTTATATACTACACAAAGATATATGCCGGTACCATATAACTTAACATTTAATGTTGATATATGGACAACTAATACAGATACAAAATTACAAATTTTAGAACAAATTTTTGTTCTATTTAATCCAAGCATACAATTACAATCTAACAGCAATCCATTAGATTGGACTAGTGTGTTTGAAATTGAGTTATCTGATATATCTTGGAGCAGTAGAAGTGTTCCTGCAGGAGTCGACGAAAGTTTAGATATTTCAACATTGACATTCAACTCACCAATTTGGATTAGTCCACCGGCAAAAGTAAAACGTCAAAGTATCATACAACAAATAATAGCAGATGTACATTCATCAAGCAGTATTGCAGATTTAGGATATAGCGAAGATTACGCAGATTTCTTTGGTAATATTCCTGATACATTTGAAATAATTGTTACTGCTGGAGATTATAAGGTTCAAGTTACAGGTAATAGTGCAATTCTAATAGATGAAAATGAGCAACCAATTGCTTGGTCCAATATAATAGACCAACAAGGAAAATTATTAGCAACAAGTTTGCTAAAATTAAATATAGGTAACGATAGTGATAACGAACTAGG